CATCCAGACTCGCCCCCTTTCGGTGCTCCACGATTGAGGATGCCATTCCGGTCAGTTGAGCGGCTTTATCGGTCAGGATGCCCACCGTCACCGCTAGTTTATCAGGGCTAATCTTTGCAAGCTCCTCTGGATTATCAAACAGCTGTTGGGAACGTTCAAAGAGCAAATCCGTGTAATCCTGAGCCGCAATTGCGTATCTCATGCTGAACTCCTTGCGCTTTGTCTCCAGCGTATCGTTGTGCCGCCATTGCAGGCCCCTGATCGTCTCTCTTCCGAGTCCTGTCTTCTTCTGGATGTCGGTTATCCTCGCGCCTTGTGCGGCCAGCCACAGGGCCATCGCGGCCTTGTTTGGGGCGTAGTGTTCGACACAGTTGCCCGGAGAGAGTTTCGCACGTTCCTTGACCTCAAGAAACCAAGCAGACTTGTCTTCTCGTTCGTCAACGTATTCCGCTTTTAGCTTCTCGTTTGGATCAATTGGTGCTGGTTCCGAAGTCACTTTGATTTCTTAACCTTTACTTTCTTAAAAGGCAACGCGTTTATTTCTTATTTGGCTTAAGATCAATTTCAGACTGCGCCTCCGCTTCGCTTTCTTTGATTCCAGAAATCATTTTTGTCATGGCTTCAGCAAATGAAGGATCGTTACCCATTTGGTCAGTTATTTCAGACAATCCCGATTTGGTGGTTAGCATCTTGGAAATCATGCTTGAGTATGCTTTTTCAGTAGCTGCGGAGCCGACATCTCGGGCCAACACATCTAAGAATGGCTCTAATGCTCCACGACCAAAAGCAGCAGCCATTATTCGGTTTTGAACAAATGATCCAAGTCCTTCTGCAAGATATGCGGAAACCCCGCCAGCACCAATAACAGCACGGATTTCATCAGTATTTGCTTTTTTTCCAGATGCTTGAGACGCTTGAATCATTTTTTGCGCGGCGACAAACTTATTGGTAGTTCCCTCACCAAGAACAAGTTTCATCTTTTTGAGCAACTCTCTTCCTTCTTGGCTTGATGCCTGACCCGGAAGTTGTCCAGTATCTTTCAAGAATCGACCAGCGTCAGGCATGGTAATAAATGGAGCTTTTGCAAGTGGCTTTCCGGTTGACGAATATGAGCCCAAAAGCTCATACATGAAATCCTTTGAAAACGCCTTGCGCTCTTCAATTGGCATCGAATACCAAATCTTTGAAACATTTCCAGATGAGACGTTTCTAGATATTGCGGAAGACGCCAGCTCTCCATTTGTAAGCTTGTCCCATTGTTTGTTTTTCGCTAAGTCAATAATCTTGTTGTCAGCAAACCTAGTCAGTTCCTCTTCAGCCGCTTTTTTCTGAGCAATGGTGGAAATCACCTTCTTTGTTTGGTCTTCTCCAATGGCCGAAGATAGCATTGATATGTCACCGCTTGTTAAGTCATCCACATTTAATCTTTGGACCTGAAACACCCGATTTAGATCATCAAGTTTTTTTGACATTGTTTTCCCAGCCGCTGGTCCCCAAAGAGCATCAATCATCTCTGGGTTGTAATCTATTGTTTTAGGCGCAACACCAGCCTTTGAGGTTAGTCCAATCTGAGAAAAATACGCTTGCTTGAGTTGTTCTCTGATTGCCGGTTCCACCGAGTTACCAGATGCATCTTGAGCAAGACTGACCGCCCGCAAAATATCAGTGGTATTTCTTGGGTCAGAAAGAGCGTTGTCAACAATTTGAGACGGTGACAGTTTGGTGTCACCAAGTGCCTGTTTCAAAGCCGCTCCCGGAGACGTTCTTTCATAAAGCAAACGATCTGAAGCGTGCGATGCGTTTACCGCCTTCCATTTATCTAGCATTCCCTTGTTTTCTGCCAAGCTATCAACATATTTGTTGAATTTCGTCGAAACCAAAGAAGCTAGATTTTTAGCAGGATCTCCAGTTCCCGTTGTTCCCCCAGTAGGAACAGCCGACGCCAGTTCTTTTTGAAGTGCTGCAACATCTTGGAAAGTAAGCGAATTCCCGAATTTAGACAACTCATCTAGATTAGTCTGAACCTCCGGAGTAAGTTTGGTTTCCCCATTTTGAATCTTGTCTCTTAGTTCTTTTGCTAATAACGAGTCCCGCTTCAAATCATCAATACGTCCAATAAGGGAATAGATTCCACTGGCATCAGTCGTCTTAAACCCTTCGCGTCTTGTCTCATTTAGCAATAAACTGATTCTGTTCTTAGCTTCATCAAACGAAACGTCCGATCCAGCCATGTCCATCTCGTCATAGAAATCATCATAGTTTTTCTTATTTATTTTGATTTCCGCTTCTTCTGCCTCACGAAGCAAGCCATTTAGAGTTTTGCCAACTGGTTGCTTATCAAACCGTGCAACTTGAAGTTTTTCCAGCTTGCGATCAAAATGCTGAGTTAGCATATTTTTTGCACGCTGATCCTTTTGTGCTATTTCATCAATAAGGTTGGTCTGTTGTTGTTTTAACCTTGCCATCCCACTCATCGCAACACGTTCTGGATTTCCAGCCCCATTCCAAGCTTGCACAATGTTGCCAAGCTGCTCCATGTTTTTGTCCAAACGTTGAGCATTTTTGCTTCCGGGATACATTGAACCCAAAATCTTTTGGGACTCCAAAGCGGCTTCTCCAAATTTAGCTCCAACTGGAACCTCCACATTATATCCCGAAGCCTCTAATATGTCCCTAGCACCCCTAAGGTTTCTTTCAAGTTCATTTACAACTGGGCGTCCCATTCTTCGTGAAAGAAGTTTTGCTGTTCCCGCTGTTGCAATATCAAGAGGAAATGAAATTGCCGCTCCAATTCCTTGCCTTGTTAAGACTTCCATCGGCTGTGCGTCAATGCCAAGAGCTTTCCTAATGGCCATATCTTGAAGCCCCGACGTTGCTGCATAAGCACCCGTGCTTAGTGCCGCAGACCCCATAATGCTTGGCGCACCAGTAATCCCACCTCCAATTGCTGCGACTGTCGGCAAAACCTGCGTGGCCGCTCCAGCACTAAGTGCCGCAGCATCTCCCCAACTTGATCCAAGTTCATTTGCCTTTACAAGCTTGTCTCCCTTGCGAACAAATACTTCGTTTTTTCCGTTCACTACAATCGGAATAATTTCTTTGTATTTGCCCCTGAGCCACTCTACGCGGTCGGAATCTGTTGGTAATGCAGCAAGAGCGAATCTTTCTTTTCCACTCAAGCCTGAATCAATATCAATATTTTCAGGATCAACATTAAACGCCTTGCTGGCGACATCAATTAAATTTGATCTTGTTTGTTCTTGATTGATGACTGCTGGTCGATAAACATCGGCAAAAGAAGATGGGTATGTTGGAATTGCCTTAGCTTCTTGCTGAGATACATACGATCCTCTCTCAAGTTCTTTTTGCGATTCTCGTTGAGACTCCTGAAGCTTTCCTTTTTCTATTTCTTGTTGTTGCGCGTAAGATGATTCAAGTTCGCTTTTTGATTGAGACAACAAAACCAAATCATTTAAGTAATCTTTTCTTTGGTCTTCGTTTTCAGCATTTTCCAATGCAAACGAAGCTCCACGAATTGCCTCTGAAAGCTTTCCAGCTTTTCCTTTAAAATCAACAATATCTTGTGCCATTACTTAGGTTGAGGTGTGTATTTATCAATAATGCTTTGAACATCAGCTGGAAACAATGAAGACGCTCCACTAGTTACATTTAACTGCGTATCAGAGAATCCAGGAATCCCCGATTCCGGGATTTTCATCCTGTTTCTTAATTTCAGGTAATCCTCTTCGACCTTGGCATTTTGCTCTGGAGTTATTTTTCCTTCCTTTAGGGCTTTCCGACGCTCATCAGGGCTTCCATTTGCAGCATCAAACATTTTCAGCGTCATGTTTTGACTTCGGTTTCTCAAGTCATCTTTATTTGTTGCCGCTGAAAGATTTCCGTATTGCTGCCAAAATAACGGCCATTCTTTCTCGGTCATCGTTCCTGCAGCGGCCCCGGTTGGAGAAGCTTTACGCATGTTTTGCATAACCCCAAACGCAATATTTGCATTTATTGAGCCTAGTTTTTCAGCAACTTGTCCCGCTGCTGTTCCGGGGACAACCTTTCCGAACCATTCTGCGACTTTTGCTCCGATTGGATTGTCTGGCAAATTAGGAATTTGTTCAATCACTTGTGCTGCCATATCAAACATTTGATTCGTTGACTGCTTTTCTTGCTTTGCGGCCTCCTCTTTAGCTTCTTTTGCAGCCTCAGCTTTTGCGCCAACGTTCGAACCTTGAGTCATTTTAAAACCTCCTTTGCCATCCGATTCAATAGTCATTCCGGGTGGCGGATTTATAGGAAAAAACTGATTTGTTTCCGTATTGATTTGACCAGCAGCCGCTCCGCGTTGTTGAGCTTCTTCTGGAGTAGCCGCCCTGAATGTGCCTTTTGTTTTATCCGTCACAATTGAAGCTCCGGGAGGAAGCCGTAATGCAGGTTGTTTGGCGACTGGAACTCCACCAGCGGCTTCGATGTTTGCCACCACTTTCGGGGCAACTTTAGCATCGCCTGAAACACTTGGGAACTGATTAAAATCAAAGTTAATATCCGGTTCTGGAACTTTGTTTTGTTTATCTAGTGGCAATACGCCGGGCCCGTCCATTGGTGTTCCATCAGTTGGTACCCCATCTGGATATGCTCCATCTGCAAGTGGTGGTTCTGCTTGTCCTGATGGAGAAAACGCATCGGCAACACTTGAATAAACATTATTGTTAATGTCTTTAAATTGTCCGAACTGATCTAATGATCCAGTAACCTTTACTTTCTGTCCATCAATTGCAATTTCTTTGTCGTAAGGTTGCCACTTGGAACTTTGCAACTCAGCTATTCTTGCGGCAACTCCCGCCTCGTATCGCGCTTTATCAATACCCATCTCATTGGCTTTCATCCCAAAACCTAGGGCATTGCTAATGGTGTTTGACGCTTCTTTAGCATAAGCGGCAGCTTCAATAGGAGATACATTTGGATCGTTGATCTTGTCCAAATAAGGGGTCAGGCTTGATTTGATGTCGCGGATGCCAAGGCTTTCGCCCATCTTGATTGCACTCTCGATACCAGTTACAGTTGCCTTGATGCCTGCTTCTAGTTTTTTGCGCTCCTGCTTTTGCTCCCCATAACGCTCAATTCCTCCAGCGATCTGGCCTCCTAGGTTAGCC